AGTCCCTTGTCCTCGGAGAAACACGCGATTGGCAGGTCTGTCTCCTTGAGAAACTGCGTCAGGTGCCGCTCCGCGATTTCGTCGATCTTGAATGTCGCGTCGCCGCTGTGGGCCTGCCCAACGATCTCCCCGCCCTTTGCCCCGAGTACTGTTGTCGGGTGGGACTCGCGGGCGCGAAAAGTGGGACTCGGGCGTGAACCGCTATGCTGCGTAATGGGTGCGCAGCGTGTGTAATATATGCAAACCCCTCTATCGCTGTGAGCGTGCTCAGAAGTTCCGAATGAGCAGCTCGTTTCCTTTCATGGCGGTCCGGCCGGAGACGCTCTGGGCGGTGTAGCGCGGGTTGACCTTCTGGAGCTTGTGGCCTTTGTAGAGCCTCCGGATCGGGCGGACGTCGTTGTAGCTCAGGATGAAGCGTCCCTTGATGGCTCCCAGCACCTCAGCCAGCCGCTCGTGCTGTTCTTCTGTGAAATTGAACGTATAGTGGCGCATGCCCCAGTATGGCGGGTCGAGATAGAAGAAGGTCTCGCGCCTGTCGTAGAGGCGTATGAGCTTCTCGAAGTCGAGCCGCTCGATGGTCACGCCCTTCAGCCGGTCATGGACCGCGCGCACCATCGCCTCGAGCTTTTCCAGGTTGACGGCCGGCCGCCTGCCCGGACTCGTGCTGAACGTCCCCTGCTTTGCGAGGATGCTGGCCTTCACGAGGAAGAAGAATCGCACGGCCCGCTCTTCGGGTGAGAGGCGGGAGGGGTCCACTTTCTTGAGTTCATTGAAGACCTCTCGAGAGACAAGCAGCCACTCGAACCCGTTCAGGAACTTATTTGCCCTTCGTTTGAGTACCCGATAGAAGTTGATGAGCTCGCCGTCGATATCGTTGAGGACCTCGACGCGAGACATTTTCGGGTCTTTGCCGAAGAGGACCCAGGCGGCGCCTGCGAAGGCCTCGACGTAGGTCTTATGTTGCGGGATCATGGGGATGATCGTTTTTCTCAGGTTGGATTTTCCGCCCATCCAGCATAGTGGACTCTGCATAGAATCAGCCTCCTTGACATGGTGTGCCGCTACGGAATAGAGTGTTTCATCATGCTAGGGGGCAGCGGCTTTGCCGTGGGCCTTGTTCCCGCAAGGCTCGGTGTCCGGAGGCTGAATCCGGATGCTTGCCCTCTTTTATTCTTTCTGGATCGATTTCCTGAGAAACTGCAGCATACGGCGCTGAATCTGTGCCAGATCGCCGAGCGCGGCCCGGGCCTGGTTAAGGTCCATTCCGCCGGCTGAATCCTCGATATTTTGGAGCCGGTCAACGGCGGTCTGGTACTGCGCTGCAAGCGTTCGCCGGTCGGCATCTTCGGCGACGGCAACGGGATTATAAGTCGACATGTTCGGTCCATCCTTCCTTTTCGACAATAGTTAAATCCGTTTTGACGTGATATTTCGGGTCGCCCTCGGCGTCGCGTTTCCCCAGGTATCGCCGAATGTCCTGGCAGAGCGTTTTATTGTCCTCGATCTCGTCAATGTCGAGCGTGGACATGGCCGCCTGTGTTGAGTGCGAGAACGTGAAATCCTCGGTATCGAGAACGGCGTAATAGATGTGGTGAAGATCATCGACAACGGGAGCGGTAGAGTAGTAAAGTTTCATGGGTGCCTCCTAGCTGTTGTAGCCGAATGTGTTGGCGTCGGCGTCTTCGTCGGTGTCGTTGTTTACAAAGCTCTGTGAGGTTGCGTTGAGGCCCATGGAGCCTAGTTCGGTGTAGATGCCGTAGTCGCCGGCGACGCCGTGATTTTTGATGTAATTCACGTTTCCAGAGGTCCAAAAACTGGCAACGGCATTGCGTTGGAGAAGTACGCCCTTGTTGAGGTTGGCGGCAATGTAGTTTCTTTTGAATTGGAAATTCGCGGCAACCAAATGGACGCCCGCGACGGAACCGCAATCAAAGACCCAGTTGTCATAGAGATTTCCCGCTGATGTGTCGAGCGTAATCCCCCTGGCGTCGGAATCCACCTGGTTGCTCTGGAGCAAGACTGTGGATCCCTCGCCGATCCAGAGCCCACCCGTGGTTTGTGAATCGAAATCGCACGCCTGAACGGTATTGGCGACGCTCGCGGACTGGGCATAGACGCCGTATTTCCCGGCGGAAAACAGGAAATATTTGATGGTCACTCCGGCCTGGTTTGTCAGTGTGAAGGCGGTGTTGCCCGCTCCGGGTGAGATCGTGGTTCCCATGGTGTCAATGGAATAAGTCGTCGTGGCGTCCGGAGTGGTTTCCCACCTGCCGGCAATTGTGAGTGTATCGGCGGTGTTTGAGTAAATCCATCGTTCCTGCCCGTCGCCGGTTCCGCCGGTGAGGCGAACAAGGTCGTACTGATGGGCATTGACGCCCCACGCTTTGTCGGTATCCTGGATGGTGCTCGTGCCGCCTGCCTCGGCGGTGCCGGTATCGGAATTGGAGAGCGTTCCCCGAATCGTGATAGAGGCGTTCGCCGCCGCGATGGTTTTTCCAGAGAAAACGAGAGTCTCGGTGTATGTGTCGGCGTCGACGTCGATGATGGTGGGCTCGAGGACGAGCGGGGGGATGACGTCCCAGGCTTTTGCGATGGTGGCGACTTTGGAGCTGGACGTCCCCAGGTTTGAGTCGCTGCCCGCAGACGTATCAACATAGATATACCGCGTGCCGCCGGAGACTTCGCCATAATCCATCTCTGTCGCATCGAAGGCTTTCTGGAAACTGACCATCAGCGTGGCGTATACCTGGTCGGCGGCGGGCGTGCCCTCATTCGTGATGGCGCGCGCGAATACGCCGTCCTGGAATACCTGTACGCCTTTAGCCGAGCCTGCCGTTGTCGAGGTGATGAGCCAATCGCCTCTCGAGACGGCATCGCCGGTCACATTCACGGCCACACGCCCGCCGGAGATTCGTATGCCGCAGTTGTTGTTGATCGCGACGGTCTCGAAGGCGACGCCTGCGACGAGCTCGGAGGCCTCCGTCGTCGTGGTTTTCACAGCGTAGGATGTCCCGCTATCGAACACCACGACGTCGCCTGCTGTGACGGCAGACGTGGCGTAGTAGTCGTAGGCGGCGGCCCGGGCCGGTGGCGGCTCAGGCGTAAACAGCATGAACGGCACGAATGCCAGCGCAAGAAGTATCACAAGGATGATTGAGATTTTGCCGATGTTTTTCATGGGTGCCTCCTTTCAGTCGTACAGATCCTGCCAGTTGGCGTCTTCGACGACGTTCTTGGGTAGATAGAGCGCGCCGGCTGCGGTCACCTCGGCGGCCCGGACTGAGCCGATGTTGAACCACACCTTTGATGCGTCGCTCTCGATGGAGTCGGCGGTACCGCCGGCCCCGAGCGTGCCCTGGTCTTCGACGGCATCGACCGGCAGGCGCAGGTTGCCGCTTTTGTCGATCTCCATGACGCATGTGTCGTCGTTGAGCGCGAAATCGATCCGCTCCGTCGTGACGTCCCACGTGATCGGGTTGTCGCTCGCAGCGGCCAGCGTTTGATCCTGTATGATGAATCCTTTGATGTAGAACGTGCCGTCGGAGGCGAGCCGGGCGACGATCTCGTTATCGATGACGAAGTACCAGGATGAGTCGGCGAGTCGCGCGAACGCGCCCGTGGTGGCGGACATCCAATCGGGATCGAACGCCTCAAGCCAGAGCTGCAGCTCGACGATGTCGGTGCGTTCTTCTTTGGCGTTGCCCGGAATCAGGCGAATCTGCTGGATCTCGCCTTTCGCTTTGACGGCGCGGAGCTTGGGGATGCTGAGTTCGAGGACGTCTGCGCGTTCGAGGTCGAAATTCTTTATCGGCGTTTCCACCTCCGCGACGTAGTGGACATCTTTCTTCACGGCTTTCCTCTGTGTGAGTATCGCTTCGGCGCGTGCCTGCGTCCTCAGAAAATCGAACGTGAATATCTTGCGCCGCTCCCCATAGTCTGTGATCGATGTCGCATCGGTGATCTCATCGGTCATCTGGATCGCGTCGTCATCGCTCGATGAAAGATACCAGAGTTTCCCGTACTCGGCCTGGAGCGTGTTTTCGACCTGGGCAGGCGACCCGCGCCGGATGAGCGGATCGGGCAGCACGTCGCCCATGTCCGTGATGTGCCGCTGCGAGGCGCCGAGACTCGATGATTTCATGAGCATCGTCACGTTATCTGCCTTCGCCCAGAGGTAGCATTCCGACTCGAATGCGAGCTGCTGGATGAGGTGGAGCGATTGTATCGGCATGTCGACGCGCCCGGCATTCTTCATGGCGGCCGACGTCAGCGCCGTCACTGCTGTCGCAAAATCTGTCGTGTTTATGTCGGCGGTTGCGGCCCCGCAATAATCCACGAGCAGTTTCCGGATGATGTGGGGCGAGTACTCGAGGAGCGCATCGGGCGTGCCGGTGATCGTGCCGGAGCCATCGTCCTTCAGTCCCTGCACGTTCGCCGTGATGGTCGGGTCGTAATCGATGCTCGTGTGCGGGATGTACGTGAGTTCGAGCCACACCTCGTAGATATAGTACTGCCAGTGGGGGCCGGCGTCGTTGTGCTGTGCGACGCGCATGCATTTCCATTTCAGCCTCGCGGCGGATTCGTGTGGGAACTTTTTCGTCTTGCGCGTACCCGCCGTGCCGCCCATCTCCCCGATGGGATTCCACGAGCTGCCATCCCATTGCTCGAAATCCGCCTTGTTGCCGATATCGTCATACGGGTCGTATTCGACGTACCAATCCTGGGCCAGGATTTTCCCGAGGTATGTGTCCTCGAAATATTGTTTTGTGGTCTCGTCGTAGTCTGCCAGATCATAATATGTCTCGCTGTCGCCGTCGCCGGTCTCCGCATCCTCGACCGATGAGGGTCGAATCGTGGCCGTTACCGAATCACCGCTTTCATCGAGCGGTCTCGAGGGAAACCTCACGAGCGCGAGCGTCTTCCCGCTCACGAGCGTCGTGTTCGCCGTCTCGTACACGGCCGACGCCGAGGATACGCCGTTGATCTTCCCGCCGGTGACCTGTTTCACCTCGTGCCCGGCGATGAGATATATCCACGGATTCGTGCCCGAGAGAACCTCGTACACGTGTGTGCCGGCGCTGTACGGCAGTTCGCGCGTGCTGTTCGCCCCTCGTGTGCAGCCCGTGAACGTCGTCGCCGTCGTGCCCGTGTAGGTGATCTCCTCCTCGCCGACGATGATGGTGCCCGAACTCGGAAACGTGGAGGCGTCCTTCACCGTGATCGTCGTGACGCTGTCCGTGTGACCCTCGGAGAGCTGCGTGAGGCCTCCGGTCGCGACGGGGATCGCCGGCACGTCCTCATCGCTGAGGTCGCCGATGACGATCGGCATGATCTGCCCGATGCTTTCCTTCGGCGCATTCGGGAAATCGGTCTCGGTGATGATGTCGCCCAGCAACGTGTCGAACTTTTTCAGGATGCCCTGGACGGGGATCGTGATGAGTTCATCGCCGATATCGATGCCGTTGGGCTCGGTCCAGACGATGCCGCGAAAGATGAGTTCCATGTCGGCGGCCACGAGGCCGTCGAAGAACTGGTAGATCCGGACCTCCTTCCGTTCGATGCCATAGGAATGGATGTAGTCGCTGAAGCGGAAATCGTCGGTGTTGATGAAGATGAGTGAGCAATTATCGATGATCGGCGCGGCGTCGGGCGCCAGATTCAGCATGATGTCGGAGATGTCGGCGAGCACGCCGAGGTACGGGTTGCCGCCAACCGTCTCGGCGACTGCGGCGTAGTACCCAGTGACCGTATCGGACCAATCGATCTGCACGAGCAGCTTGGGATAATTTTGCTGCGCATTTTTCTGCGCCGCGCAATCGGTTGTGAGTGTCTTGACCATGGTGATTATGGATTCCCGCTTTCGCGGGGATGACGGTGGGTTACACCTCCTCGATGAGTTCGACAGTGGCGGAGCAGTTGTTGTGCCAGTTGCGCTGCCAGTTGCCGCCCTGCGGATCGTTGCTGAATCGGACCGTGAGAACGTTCGAGTCGGCATCGACGTAGTCGAACGCGCGGCGCTTGCCGAGCACGATCGTTTTGAAAAAATTGAGGAGCCCCTCGTAGTCCGTTGTCGCGTCACCATCGGCCAGGTGCCTGAACACGAGTGTGGTCTTGTTTCTCACCGGTCCTTTTTGCGAAATGTACGGCGTGCCCCCCATTGTCTCCACGCGGACGGCAGGCAGGACGGGTTGTGCCGGCGTCGGATAACTGGGGTGCGAGGTGAATGTCAGCGTATTTGTGGGTGAGTCGGCGTTGGGATATTTGAAATAGATGGCCATATCATCCCAGCTTGAGCTGCCCCGCTTTTACCTGTCTCTCGATTTCCTGGCCGAGGACCTTGCCGGCTTCGCGAATTGTCTGCTGGCTGGAGAACCCCTGGAAGACGGCCGTCGGCGCGATATTGTATTCGTACTTGGTTTGCTGAGGCGCGGGCGCGGAGGATGGCAGGATGCTCTGCCCGGGAGGCGGCGCACCGACACCGCCTGGCCCCGTTGTCGTGGAGGTCGTCAGCGGACCGCCGATCGGCCCCGCAACAACGCGGTTCACGAAATTCGCGAAATGATCAATCGCCGGAACGAGGACGACGCGAAGCTGTCGTGCGGTCGCATCGGCCTGAGTCGCGACGTCGCCAAGGCCGCCCGCCGAACTGATGGCCGAGCCCTCGAGACCGAGCAATTCGTTCATCGATGTATCGAGCGCGTCGGCGAGCGTCCGATTGCGGTCTGCGACGGTGTCTGTGGTTTCGAGTATGCGTTGATAGACATCGGGCAGCTTGTCGGCTATATCGACGAGGTCCCTGTCGACCGTCAACCGGGAGCGCGCTTTCTCGATCTGCTCTCTCAGTTCCTGGTCGAGTTCGCCAAATGCATCCATCATGTCATCGATCCCACTCCTGAAATCGAGCATCTGGTTGATGAGGTCGAATTGTTCCGCTCTCGCCGCGTCGGCCTGCGCGCCGCGCTGTTCGGCCAACAGCCGCGAGCGCTCGGCCGCATCGGTGTATCTCTGCGTCGATTCTTTGTCCCATGGCGTGAGCAATTTGAGCGCCTTGGCCTGCATCATGTTGAATCCGGCCTCGAGGTAGTGATACCAGGAGGCGACGCGGTTGGTGATCACTTCCCAGTCCTTGCCGAAACTCTTGAAGAAGAGCTCATAGCCCTTGAGGAAGTAGGCGGCCTCGAGCAAGAGGCGGAGCGGCATTACGAGTACCTCCGACCATTTGAGTGAGGCGACCGCCGTGCGAAGCGTGCCGCCCTCGATGTCGGCGAGCGTCTCACGCGTTCGCACGAGTACGATGCGGGCCTTGTCGAAGATTCTGTCCCAATCCATCTTGCCGACGACGTCATTCACGGATTTGACGCGGTCGCCCATCCAGCCGATGACCTGCTGGAACGCGGCGGAGTTGACGAGTGCCAGGCCGATGGTGATGGTGATGTTCTTGATCTGCTCCCACATGCGCCGGAGCTTGTTCGTCGGCGAATCGAGCGTGCGATCCAGATCCCCCTGGGCCTTGGCGGTCTGCTCGAGGATCGCGTTGTAACGCGCGATCACTTTTTCGGCCTCGGTCATTTCCCGACCCGTCGCATTGATGGAGCGGGCGTAGTTGGTCTGTTTTATGAAGTTGTCGGTGACGAGGATGCCGAGGCGCTTGAGCGGTTCGGCCTCGCCGGTGATCCCCGAGCGGAGCTTTTCGAATATTTCGGCCGGGCTCTGATTGTAGAATGATGCCATGTCGTATGAGAGCTGGCTGATGCCACGCGCCATCGCGTAGGCGGCGTCTGTGCCGAGGCCCATGGATTGCGACATCACGAATATTTCGGCGACGTTCGTGCGGAGCTGATACGCGTTGAGTCCGAGCGCATCGCTGATGCGTTGGGTCCAGTCTCGAGCCTTGTCGGCCATCGCTCCCATCGCGACAACGAATAGATTCTCCGACTCGACCGCATCCATGCCGAATTTTATGAGCGCCGCGCCTGCGGCCGTGATGGCGGCGCCGGCCGCGAGCACGGCCTTTTTGACGATGGAGAACGCGCGGGTTGCGACCGGGGCGATGGTTTGGAGGCCCCGCCTCACGATGTCGATGCCGTAGGAGCGAATGCGCTGGAGCGCTGCAATGGCTCCCAGTGAGAATGTCGCGAACTTGCGTTTGGCTTTAGGGTCGGCGGCGGAGGAGAGTTCGTCGACGGCGTTTTTGCCTTTGCGGACCTCTGAGCTGAGGTCGTCTTTGCCGGTTACCCTGACTTCGACGTCATAGCCTGGCATGGTTACCTATTCCTTCGTTCGAGATCTTTCGCTTTCTTGTTCTGATGCGCCGTTCGTTCTTCGTGCAGCAGCTCGAGGCCGCGCCATTCGTGGACGCTGAGATCGTCGAGCAGGAACCGGCAGCCGCATTGGACGAGCCGATCGAGCCACAGGATATGACTCGTCCATGGCAAAACAATCGGGGCCTGCGCTTGGCATCCCTCGCAGGCCGTCGGGTCCATTTTCAGTCGCGTGCATTGTTCTTCTCCGGGACATGGATCGACATCCGATGTTTCGATCAGTCGTCGGATGTCGTCTCGAAGTTTTTTTCCGTGTCCTCGTCCGCGTTGGGGGCCCACACCTGGCCGAGTTTGACGATGGCCTGCGATTTGTGGAGGATATCCATCCGGCGCTTCCAGTCCTCGCCGGAACAATCTAGCGGCTGCCCGGCTTTCGTGTAGCCCTCGACGCGAATGATGACCTCGCTCCACAGGCGCTCGCGGGCTGCGAGGGTGCGGTCCTTCACTTCGATGTCGCGGCCGCCCGTTTTGTATTTGTTGATGGCCTCCTGGTATTCTTTCCACTGTTTGGCCGTTGGCCTGCGGAGATAGTGTTTGAGTGTGAATATCTTCCCGCGCTGCTCGGCCTTGAGAATGATGACGACTTCGGTTTCGTCGAGGTCGAAGCCGGCTGCGAGTTGTTCCGCGTTGTTCCGAGGTTCGTCTGTCATTTCGCGCCTCCTTGTTGTTCGGGGACACGATGAGAGTCATGTCCCCACCTCTATCGGGGACATGACTCTCATCGTGTCCCCGTTCCCCGATCAGGTTATGCCTCGGCGGTGAGAAAGCCGGTGCAGAGATTGTTGACGACGGCCTGCACGAGGTAGCCGACACCGGAGTCGTACAACAGGTTGCTCTTGACGTTGTACAAGACCATGTTGTCCTCGGACCCCATGGGCAGCGCCTTGTATTTCAGCTTCGGCAATGTGAGCACGAGCTTGTGGTAGTACGTGGATTCGATCAATGCGCCCTGGGCGGTGATGATCGCCTTGAGTGCGTCGTTCGCCTCGAGATGGTCCAGCTCCGTGGTGTTCGCATCGAGGAGAAGATCGAACTCGAGCGTTCCCGTGCGCCTGCCGTGCTCGAGTCGGCCGCGCACCTGGCCGCTGCCCGGGTAGTAGCCGTCGTCCTCGAGGGGATGGTTGTCCCACTCGAAGCTCCACTTCTTCAGCCTGTCCGAATCGTCCACCTCGGACCCGGACGCTCCTATCTCGAACGTGACGCCGTGTGTGCGCAGGAATGAGTCGGCGCTGATGGTCGGGAACGAGAGCGCCGATGATGCCACGTGCCCGGAGCCGATCAGGTCGAACTCGAGCTTGAGCCGCTGTTTGCCTTCGCCCGAAATTTTGAATCGGGCGACGGCGATGTCGCGGACCTTCCGCTTGATGCCCGCAGTCGGCTGCACGGCGATTGTCGTGACAGGCAGTTGCTTGGATGCCGTGATCGGGATGTTCGTGTGGCTGTAGGCCGTCGTGTCGAGCAGCGCGGGCGTGCTGTTGCCGAGGCCGAACGCGGTCACCCACCCGAGCATCCACGTGCCGCAATCGTAGCCGAGGCTCATGCGGCAATCTTTCATCTCCTGGTTCTGGTCGGTGGGCCATTCGCCGATGCCGACCTGGTCATCGTTCGGCACGAACCCGGGATCCTCCTCGAGGAACGCGACTCCATTCATCGGGTAGAACGTGTCGAGGCTGCCGTCGACGAGCGCCGTGCCGTAGGCCGATTGTTTTTCCGGCCCCACGGCGATTTTCATGTCATAATCTCTTTCGCTCATGCGAACCTCCTATGTCTGGACGTAATCGCACATGGTCTGGAACCTCAGCGCGTAGATGTACGCGCGCGCGTCTATCAATACCGGCCTGCGCCGGACGATCCTGAGCGGCTCGATGTTCAGGCTCAGCTTCTGCCCGACGAGTTTGCTCCGCACATCGTCGAGCATCTCGTAAACGCCGACCTCGGAGCCGACGCCATGCCGCGCACCGACGTCGCCGCGCAGGTTGCGGGCGGCCACGAGCACGTCCCAATCCATGACGCGATTGAACACCGTGTTCGCCCCGATGGGCGAGCGAAACTCATCGCCCCCGAAGACCACGAGGATCGCCGGCAGAATGAGCAACACTTTGTTCACGTCTTGGGCGAGCTGCCCGGAGTAGGTCTTGATCGTCTTGGCATACGTGTTGATCGGCGACACGTCGAGCGCCGCGATCATCGCATCCTCGATTGTGTCGAGCGAATATGCCATCAGCCCCCCACCAGGTAGTCGCCGATGATGCGGCCATACGTGTCGAGGTCCTCGTCCTGGACGAGCATGAACGGCCTCGCCGGTATCGTCGTGTTCATTTTCCTTGTGTGCTGCCTGACCGTGACCGTCTTCGGCGCGATCGGCCTGCCGAACGCCTGCTGGATGCGCCGCTCATGCGCCGGCACGGTGACCGTCCCGGAGAATGTGTGGCCGAACTGGTGCGTGGTCGCATAGATGCGGTCGCTGCTCACCCTGGCCCAGTCCTCGCCGGAGTCGCCGATGATCGAATCGAACAAATCGCCGTCATCGATGAGGATCTTCGTCTTCGGCGCTTTCGCGAGCAGCGTCGAGTCCTCGAGCGGCGCCCACGGATCGGGCCTGCCGCCTGCCTGAAAATTCTCGATGACCGAGTTCGTCAGCTCAATCGCGATGACCTTCATCGGGACCGTCAGGTCCTGCGCTCGCAGCGCGATCCCCTCGAGGTCCTCGGAGAGTTCCTCCAGGTCCTCAATCGTGATTATGAGCGCGACGCCCGGCATCAGAAATTCTCCATCGTGTCGTCATCGAAGATTCGGTCGCGGTCCTCGCTCGTGCTCTGGATCGATGAGCCGGTCTCGCTCTCCTGCGGATCCGCCCCCAGCTTGAGCGTGCCGGCGGCGATCTCTTTCAGCATGCGGATCGCGGCGTCGTACCGTCTCTGTCGGGTCTCTTGCACGATGTCGCGGCGACTGTAGAAATAGTAGATCGCGATCTCGACGCTCAGGTTTTTGATCAGCTCCGGTACCGTGTCGAACGGGACCGTATACCGCTCCTGGCAGTAGCCGTCGATGATGCCGTCGGCGTGCGCGATCCCCTCGGCGATGACGAGCGCGTCGGCGACGTCGTCCTCATCGTCATCCGTGAGCTGTATCAGGTCCGCCGAAGGCAACAGCTTCGTGATGTCGGCCTGGGTGCAATACGCCATGTGTGCCTTTCACATCGGGGACATGATTCTCATCGTGTCCCCGCCAATTCGAGCTTCACGAGCTCGTCGCCAGGGGGTCACCCGGGACATCGAGGACCAATGTGCAGGCGTCCCCCGGATTTCATTTCCCCTTGCCCTTCGCTGATGCAGCGGGCGGCGCTTTCTCTTCCGGCGCTTCCTCCGGAGCCTTCTCTTCCGGCTCTTCTTTCGCCGGTTTCTCGAGGGCAACCCAGTTGGCCTTTACCCACGGATGGTTCGGGCCGAGCTTCTTGCGCTCTACGCCGTCGTATTCATCGCCTGGCATGAACACCTTGTCGCCCTCCTGGATTCGCTTTTTGATGATCCATTTCTCTTCCGCCATGTCATTCCTCCTTCGCGGGCAGGCACGGGGGCCTGCCCCTACAAAATCGCTGACCGTTCACGACGATTACGTCGTGATGTTGTCCATCAGATAGCCGACGTCGGTGCAGACGATCTTCTCGGTTGTGTCGTGACGCACGCGGATGACGTTGCCGCGAATTTTCTCGTCGCGATATTCCTCGACGATTGTCGTGTCCTCGCCGCTCCCGCTTTCCTCGGTCCACACGAAGGTGCGGCCGAGCGCGGGCTCCTCCAGGTCGCCGCTGGTCGCAACACGGCAGAGCATCGCATACTCGCTGCTCCAGATGCCCGACATGCTCGCGTCCTGGCCGGCCTTCGCCGCGTCGTAGTAAGCATCGCCCACGAGCACCTTGTCGAGCGCGAAATAGCTGGCGAGCATCTGCGCGGAAATCTCGCCGCGCTGTACTGCCGGGCTCACGTATTTCAACCTGTCCACCACGTCATCGCAGAGGCCGAGGTCTAGGAACGTCGAGTACGCGATGACGAGCGCGTTCGGCGTGATCCCCGTCGCGTCCTTGATCGCCTTTTTCCCGGTCGTCACGTCGCTGAGCGGCACTGCGTTCGTGGCGTCATCCCATTCATGCGTGATCGACACGGCAGTCCACGTGCTCGTGTTGAAGACGGCGTCGGCGATCCGCTTTTCCTGCGCGCGCAGGATGATGCTCATTGCGCGCCGCGTGGATATGACCTCGGCGTCGAAATACCGGGCGTAGAGCTTCGCCTGCTTGTCGTCGACGGGCTCTTCCCAGCCATGCTCGACACAGGCGAAATTGTCGAGGTCGAATCGCCAGTCCCCACGGTTGTATCCGCTCTTGGCTGCGCGCCGGGTCTCGGGCATTTTCATCATCGATTCACGCGTGATGATCGGATATTCCCCGGTCGCTATCTCGCTGCGGAACGCCGGCAGCACCTGGAAGCCGATGAACCCGCTCTTGCCGGCATCGCGCATCACCTCCGACGCGATGGCCCCGAGGTCGGGCCGTTGAGTTGTGCTTGAGGGTATCATTCTCGATCCTCCTGTTTATTCCATTGTCATTGGCGCACGCGTGCGCCGCTTTTATGCCGAGAGTGCCTCGTATTCCATCCACGTCGCGTAGACGTAGAGGGCGTCCGTGGTGTGCGCCGCCGGTGTCAGCTCTATCGAGAGTGTCTGCGCTCCGGCGGGAATGTCGGCCGCCGCAATCGTGATCGTGTACTCGGCGACAGTTGCGCCCGTGATGGCAGCCGACGCATCCGAGACCTTCGTGTCGCCCTCATTGAAGAAGGAGTCGGCATCGATGACCGGCGTGTCCGTTGTGCCCGCCATCGCAGCGCGCATGTGGAGCACGAGATCGGCTCCCGCGTTGAGATCGGGCGGAAGCGGTATCTGCGTCGCGATGGCATTCGAATCCGACGCATCCCATGTGAGGCGGATCGCCGAGTCGGTGTCGGCGTTGGTGAACTCGAGGTTCGGCGTCGCGTCCTTCGCCAATATTCCGCCGTGCGCCGCGAGGTTCTGAATGTCGTTGGTTCCGACCTCACGCCAATCGGTGAGTGGAATGCCCAACCATCCCTTCACGCGGGCGACGCCGAGCTGGATGCATTCGACATGGTCGCCGTCGGCTGTCGCGGCCTCGAGCGCCATCGCGATGGGCTGCCCGAGCTGCGTGTCGTCGACCTTCCCGTCGTCGGCGGGATAGAGCAGGGCTTTGCGGGAGAACGCGCCGGCAGCGGTCAGCAGCATCGTGCCGGTCGCTGTGATCGGCTGAATCGCTACCGATGTGGCGTCGGCGACTTTCTCGAGCGTGACGCCGATCGCGATGTCATTCGCATCGGCGTAGACCGCGTCGCCGCTCGCATCGAGCTTCACGCGGCGATACTCTTCGAGGGCCTCACCGGACTTCAGCGTGAGCGGCCCTTCAACGTACTTTCCCATGATTGCCTCCTTGTTCGGTTTGTTTGCCCATCGGGGACACGATGAGAATCATGTCCCCGATCTGTGTCGCTACTTCGTTTCGGAGCAATGCTCGAGGAACGCGGCATGCAGATCGGGCTGCGTCTTCACGACGTGCGTCATGGCGGCGCTCATCCCGCAGTCCTTGTCTTGGGCGTACTGCCTCGCGACCTGCATGAACTCGTGCTCCTCGCCGGATGCAGCCGGCGTGTCGCCGGAGCGCGGCGCGACCTCTCCGAACTCGACGAGCTTCGGCATCGCGCCCAGCAGGTTCTTGAAAAACTCCGCCGGCGTTTGCTCATCCTTCAGCGCACCCGAGAATTTCTTTTTGCCCTCGGAATCGAGCGAGAGCATGAACTCCTCGAGTCCGGCATCCTGCCACGCAGGCAGAAGCTTGCCTTCGCGCTTGAGGTCCTCGCAGAAACTGTGAATTTCCTCTTTGCGCTTCGCCTCGGTCGCCTCCGCCAGTTCCGCCTTTAGCTTCTTGTTCTCCTCCTGCAGGGTGGAGAACTGCTGCTGGTCGAACTCCGCCTGCGCGAACGCGGCGGCCGACGCGACATCCATTGATTTGTTGTCGGTGTCGCCTGTGGGCGCTTCGTCGGCTGTGCCGATGCCGAACTCTTTCTCGTCGAGCCCGTCAACGGCGGTTGAGAACAATCGCTTCAATGCATCTTTAAATTTCGACACGATATCACCTCCTCCTGTTTTCGTGTCATTGGTGTCATGGTTGTCATGTGTGACATGCTCGTCATAGACGAAGCATGCTTTTTGCTGGCCATCGCTGAACTTCGGATCGATCATCCCGGGGACAGCCGGATTCGCGGCTCCGAGGAACGTGACCGCCCCGAGGTATGGCCTGCCTGTCTGCCTGAGCTGAGTGTAAATTTCTACGCTCCGCTTCCGATATTGCCCGCTCTGATATGCCGCATACAGTTCCGGGTGCATATCGCGAACGGTGGCGACGACGGTGTCGCCCTCGAGCCTGAGCGCCGACACCCATCCGAACGCGGGACCCCATTGAATGTGATCGAGCGTGAGCGGCGCCTCGATCAGATTCACCGGATCGTAATCCGCCACGATCTGCGCGACCATCTCCGGCGTCCACTCGCCGATCGCGTAATTCCCCGGCTTGAACACTTCAAACTCAAACATCATTTCACCTCCTTAACGGGCGGTTCGCGAACCGCCCCTACAAGTTCTTCTTTTTCCATCCGTGTTCATCTGTGTTCATCTGTGGTTCCAAGGATTCTTCTTTTTCCCTTTTCCTCTCGGTTCTTCGTTCGTGCAATTCGTGTAATTCGTGTTCCACGGTTCTTTTTCTCATCTTTATGCTGCGAGTCCCAGTTGTTCCATCGGCGTGCCCTCGAAACCGTCGTCGGGCTCAAAGCCCGGATACTCGCTCGGCGCGACCTTCTTCTTCGCCGCCTCGTATTTGGAAATGGCGCGCACCCGGCACCGGCACCGGTACCCGTTGGGCGTCCACCAGGTGTCCCACACGGGATCGTCGCGATGCGCGATGAACCGGTGCATCGCCTTGTGCGACGGGCGCACCGACTCGTCGCCGGCAGTGAGGTACTGGTAGTACGGAAAATAGTCGGCGACGTCGGGATCGTGCATGACCTCCCAGTTGCCGGCGCTGTAGGCCGTGTGGAGGTTCGTCGTGAACACATTCTCGATGTGATGCTTCGAGAGCCTCGATATCCCTTCGGAATCGAACACCGCGTTCACGCGCTTGCGGAACTCGCCGACCGTGATCCCCGATTCAAGCGCATCCTCGATGCCCGCCTTCGCGAGCGCGAGAATCCGCGCGTTCTCGATCTCCGCGATCCGGAACCCGTACCGCTCGAGCTTTTCGTCCAGCTCCGTGATCTCGGCAGCGGTAACCGGAATCAATTTCTTGAAGAACTCGATTGCCTTCTTGGCCGGCATCGGCCCCCAGGTGATTTCCGCAAAGGGGGCAGCCCCGATATTCCGGATTTGCCCAATCCTGAAATTCTCCAACTGCCCCCTTTGAGCGGACATCTTATTGATCTCCTCAACGACGTCCTCATGCTCGGCATAGAAATGCACCCAGGCCATGAGGTCGGCCACCAGGAGCGTGTCGCGCAGCAGCTCCGCGAGCGGCTTCGGGTCGAGTTCTATTTCTGCGATGAGGTTCAGCATGTCAGCGGTCACCTGGGCGTCGTCTTTTTTTTTTGCGACCGGCTTCATCGCCGCGTCGGTCAAGTTCTCGTAGATGTCGCCTGCGCGTTTCTGCGCGGCCGCATTCAGTTGCTCGGTGTCTTTCAGGTACCGGTCCTGCGCATCGGCGAAGTGCGCCTTCCGATCTGCCGAGAATGCCGGCGGCATCGCGGGACCGCTCGTTTTGATCTCGAGGAGCGTCTGCTCGTCGGTCGGTCGAGGAATGCCGTAGGTATCGTAGAAATAGTCCTCGGCGACCGGCACGGTCAGTTCCTTGAACAGAATCCGATCCCGCTTGGCGAGGCCCTCCAGGTCGCCGGGTTCCTCGAAATGGATTTTAAATTCCGGATAGTAGAGGACCCCGGTGTAATTGAAATCGACAAGCCACGTGATGAGCTGATTGAGGACCGGCATGAGCGATTTGGCGTCGGCCTCGATGTAGTCCTGGCGGACGCCCTGGTGGACGCGCCCGAGCGCCTGCGTGCCGTGCTGACCCTCGGACGCCGTGAGCGTCTGCCCCAGGATCGCCTTCGAGATCTGCGCGTCCATGTAGTTCGCGAATGCCTGATATGTGTCCGTCGAGCTTTTGCGCTGCTGCTCGAGCATCTCGACGAGCATGTTCTCCGGGATGACAATGCCGGTCTCGGTCTGAATCTTTTCGATGATCCCGAGCAGCTTATCCTGGTCTTCCTTCGACGTGCCCGGCGGATATTTCCCGACGGTGGGCGGCGTGCCGAATTTCTCCGCGAACATCGCCCAGAACTTCACGCCGTTCTTTTTGAACCAATGGAACCAATAGCATTTCTTGAGCACCGGCTCGCCATAGGGATTCTCATATTTCGGCGCGAACGTGTGCACGAGGAATTTGAACGGCGGAACCTCGATGCCGTCGAGCATCGCGGCGCGCGTCTTCAGGCGCGGCCGGTTGTCGGTGTCGAACACGAACCGGCGCGGATCGCGACTCTTCAGCTCCTCGATCACGATCATCCCGTCGCGCACGCCCCACATGATCTCGGAGAACGAGACGCCCTTCGGGATCGCATCGAGCGACTCCTTCAGATCGCGGTCGAAATACGGGATGTTCCAGATCACGCTCTGGACGAATTCGCAGATCTCCTGATCACGCGGCTCGTCGGAGCCGGGCAGTATCTCCCAGGGCTTGGAAATCACGCCGAGCTTGCGCGTCTGCACGCACGAAAACAGGTGTGGGTCCTTGTCCTCCATCTCGTCGTAGAGTTGGTGCGCTTTGCCCGCCGATTCCTTCTGCAGGATGTAGTCCGGATTCTGGAGCGTCTTCCCGAGCCACGTCCGGAAAATGTCGTTTTCGACCCCGGCGATCTCGTTGATCTCCGGTTTCGGGGTTTTCTCTGTCTGATTTTCAGCCACGCCTAGCCTCCCAAGTCCCCGCCAAACGCGCGAGGTTGGTTTATTTTTTGTTTTGAACGAAATCCCCTGTCACTTGTACGCCCGTGCATTGTCAACGCCTTAGAATCGATTTCCGATCTTCACCGTTTCCCGCTGGATTCCCGTGCTCTGCCCCTCGATCGACACGACAACCGTCTCGGCCCATTTGATGGCCGCGCAGATGCCTCCGTCGGGATAGTGGTCTTTGTCCTTAACGATCTTCCCGTCCTTTTTCCGCCAATTCTTGTACTGCGAAATGAGTTCCTCGAATCGCTTCGGGATTCTCAGCCGATGCTTCTCCGTTACGTTCTTAAGCCACCCCGCTCCGAGGTCCTTGAATTTCTGAAACGGCACGGGAGTCACCGTGAAACCGTAATCGTTCGCCAGATTCAGGTTTTGATATGGGTGCGAGCCATCGGCGTTGATCTCCCACACGCCGTATTCATCGCGATGCTGCACGCATCGCTGATAGATAACCGAGTCGGGCGCAAGATGATAGTCGTCGGCCTCGATGATGGCGAATGTGTGATCCTCCTGTTCCTGGAAGAGCGTGACGGTAGCCATTCCCATCAGCCCCCAGTCGATTGCGATGACGGCGGGCATGCCGGGCATGAACTGCGTGTCGGGAACAATGCATGCATCGATGTCTTCGGGCTTGAGCACGAGGCCCGAGGCGCTTGGGCGTCTGCCGAGCATCTCAACTTCGAAGTCGTCCCAACTTTTCTCGCGGAAGAACTGCTTGATTGTCTTGATCTTCATCCAGCCCTTGCCAGCGGATGACGTCCTGGCCTTGCCGACACAGCCCGGCTCGAATCCGGGATTCTTTTTGATGAACTCCGCCCACTCCGGATGCAGCTCGCCGGCGAACTCGACGAAGCACTCCTCGCAGCGGTCGGTGCACGGCTCGGCGATGTCGAAACAGTCCCAACGGTAAACCGTGTAGTTCCAGTCGGAGGCGTTATCCATCAGCGTGGCGAACGTGCCGACCACCTTGTGGAACGTGGACGCGCGAATGATCACCGCCGGGTCCGCCGTGTTCACCATGTACAACGAGCCCTCGATGACAGTATCCTTCGCCTCGCATTCCTCGTCGATCATCAGGCAGCCACCGTGCTGCTCGAAGCCCATCTCGCTGTGGGGATCCCCCGCATGAGGCCCGCGCGTGGCCGTGCTGCTGCAGGCGAGGCATTTCAACCAGTTACCCTTCTTCGATTCGGCCACGGTTGTGAGGACGTCTTCGGAGAAGCTCTCGATAGTCGGATTGTCGGTGAGGATCTCCGAGGTGTAGGTGTAGTCGTTTTTTGATTGCTCGGCCGAGCCGCCGAGCATGATGACATCGAACAGTTTGAAGACGTAGAGCGCCGACGCGAGAGAGGAGAGCAGCTGCGACTTCCCGCCCCCGCGACATGCCACCAGGACGGCGCGATCAACCCGCTCATAAAAGATGTCGAGAATAACGCGGCGCAGTTTCGGCGGGAATGTTTTCCCGAATTGCTCGAGGAACTCGACGGGCTTGTCCCGGTATTCCTCGATCAGGTCGTCCAGATCACCCGCCAGAAGCTGATCGCGGATGCCCTCAAGCTGCGCGCTCGATTTTCTCGAGGATCGCCTTTTTGTTTTTCTCGATGGCATTCTTTACTTCCGGTATCTCCATCAGCAGCTGGAACACTTGATTGTTGTCCAGGTCCACGGCGTCGCTCGGCGCGCCGTCGTCCGCGTGCAGGAGCTGCAGGAGCGTGCGCGTGACCTTGTCGTATGCGTAGATTTTCTGCGGATCGGCAGTCGCCTCATGGGCGATCATGTCGTTGTACAAATCTTTGCGGAGCTTGATCATCTCCATGAGCATCTCATTCGTCGTCTGCTCGGCCGTCTCCTCGTAGGCTTTTACCCGCTCGCGGTAGCGCCTGCGCGCATCCTCGAAACCGTGCCGATCGATCCAGCCGCTGTCGCCGTACAAATTTTTTCTGGACCACGTCGGCCAGTCCTTGCGCATCTCCTGCTCGATGCGGTCATGCGGCACGCCGCGCACGTACAGGTTCTGGCATTTCTGCACCGCTTCCTGCGGATACCCCACGCTCAGATTCCCCCGTTATCCATACAACGCGTACACAATCAAACCCATAACAACGAATGTGATCCCGACGGAGATCACGAATATTTTGGTGAACCGATCCATCGCCTTCGGCCCGGTCAGATCCTGCTCGCAAGCTCCCGTCGCTCGCGTGTCATCGCATCGTTCATGTCTTCGACGCTGCGATAGTAATGGTAGTTAAAGACCAGGCGGTGCCACAGGCGTTTGATTGCGTCCATCATATTTTTCCCCCGTCACATGTCCTCGCAGAATTTTCATGAGAAGCTGCTCTTTGGCGCTCACGCTTTCCTCGAGCTTCCGAAACAGTCTCACGATGGTGAGTCCCATCACGACGTTCGCGATGAGGCTGAGCAGCAGCGCCACGTTCGGCGACTGCGCAAGGTTTTGCAGTTGCTCGATCATCGGCGCTCAATCTCTCGTCAGGGTGATGTTCGCCGCGTTGCGAAATGCCCGCAAGAGCCCGAGCGTGCGCTTCGCCATCCGCAGGAGCACCTGGTCTTTCAGGATCTCCGGATCGCTGTTGATGAGCGCGAACACCTCGAGCAGCTCCGCCTCGAAGTCCACGCCGAGCTGGCTTGCCCCTGCCCCGTTGAATGCGCCCTTCTCGATGAGACCCTCAGCCAACGATTTCAGTGACTCCTCATCGTCGGCCAGGAGGATCCCCCTGATCGCATCCAGCTTCGTTGCCTTGAGCCCCGTCGTTTTCCCTGCCACTGTCGCCTCCTCAGTTCACCAGGATTATCAAAAAGCTATTTGCCACAGAGATCACCGAGACCCCGGAGATGGAGAAAGAGAGAATCTCTTTCTGTCCTCTGCGGTGAAACGGTTTTCCCCTGAATCTTCGGTTTTTCTTCTTTTCTCTGCTTCCTCCTGTTCCGAATTCTTTTTCTTCTATTCCGCCAAATATTTTTCCGCGTCTATCTCGATGGTGGTAATGTTGCCGGTGTGCACGGCGGCTCCGTTTTCTGCGGAGACGGTGACATCGTGCTCGTTGACGAACCGCGCTCCCTCGGTATCATTGAGCGGCGTCGCCAGGACGACTGTATCGGTCCGCCAATATCCGACTCGCGGCGTGGGCAGGTTGCCCTGCGCCGGCTGATCGAATCCGATGCCGATATTCCATGAGTGGTTCTGGAGCACATACGTTTTCAGCGCATACGTGCCCTCGGCCTCCACGAGCTGCGCCATGCCGGCACAGCTGATCAGCGGAGACAAGATCAGCATCAGGAGCGCAATGCAGAGAATCGTTCGATGTGTTTTTCCCATTGTCCGCCTCCTACAGTTTGAAAAACTTGTGCCGGCCGATTTGACAGGTCTGTTTTCGCGGGTCCGCCCACGACGGGGGATCGATGGAGTCTGCGAAATAATGATTCGCGCCGCCGGTGCTGTCGCGCGCGCCTCCACACATCACATTTTCCGCGATCGCCAGCGCCTTCCCGAATGCGGCCGGCTCGGCATAGATTCGGCGAAAGAGCACGCTCGCCGGGAGATCGTTGAAGCAGGAAAATTGCATGGGCTGCAGGATCACCTCCTGAAGGGATTCACCGTATCGGTGAGGTTCTTCCACGCGGTTCATCGGCACGTGGGCGACCGCATACTGACCATCCTCTGGCTCGCCGCGTGCCTCGAGGAAGACCGTCAGCGCTAGCAGAAACAGATCGGCCTTCATGAGCACCAACATTATGAGGTCGCGCTCAGCCGCTTGTGCTCGTTCATCATTCCTCATTCCTCATTCCTCATCTTCGTAGGGGCGCAGCATGCTGCGCCCATTGCCGCAAGGGAGTGCGCCGGGCCTGAGGCGCGGGACAGGCCCGGCGCGGTCATCGGGATTGGAGAGAAGTAGGTTCTGCATGGCTCCAGTGAGCCATGCCTGGTCTTGGAATTGCAAGCTCCAGGCTTTACGGCTATTTACAACTACTTACGACTATTAACAGAATTTTTGGGGAAATTTCGGTCAGAGCGGCACGCCAGGCGTAGGGGCGCGCCTCATTTTGGTGGGTTCGATTTGAGATACTCGAGTAGAGAAAGGCGCGTAACACGCGGGGAACTGCCCACGCGGCGAATCTCAAACTGGCCGGAGCCGATCATGGCGTAGAGCGTTGGTTTCGAGCAACCGAGGATCCCGCACACTTCCTCGAGTGTGAACAGGGCCTTGTCTCCGTAGCGCTCGGAGAGGTATTCATCCCATGTCTGTAGCGGCTCGCTCCTGGCAGCTCCGCGTTTCGCCATTCGCTCCTCCCTATTAATGGGGTCAGCGCGTTCAAACATTGTCGTTTATGTTTGAAGGCCTGACCCCCAAGCCCTATTTTTCCTTCAGTCGCTCCAGTTCGTCCTCGATGCTGTCAATGTTGCGTTGCGCTTCCGCCATAAGCTCCCTCAGCCTCTTCATGATTTCAGGATCGTATAAATCCTCTCTGAATTGTTCCATCCCCGGCATGTCTACACCTCTCTTTCCCACGGCTCCCTATACGGCAGCCTCAGCGCCTCAAAGATGTTCCGCTCCGCTGAGCAAAAAAGCGGCTCGCCATTATTGTCCTCCAATCCCCTCCCGTCCGCATGCAATTTCATCCCATAGTCCCAGGCTCGATGACACATCATGATGTTGTGCTCCTTCGAGCCCGTCCGTATCAGCACAATCGTCGGCCACGTCCACACCGTCGCGATGTACAGGTCCACGGGAATTCCCTTCCACCGGAACTTCAGCGTCTTCTCGCCGCCTTTCGGGCTGATCCGATGCCGCTCGAAAAACGGCTGCAGCGACACGCCCTCGCCCGGGATGATCACGATATCGATATCATGAACATCCGGCCTCTGCCGCCGAATACTGCCCCCGATGCTCACCCGCTCGCAATACTCCTCCAGCTCATCCGCGAGCGCCTCCGCCGCCGCCCGCGCCTCCTCCAGCGGCCACCGCTTCGGCGCCTCCACCTCAAACAGCTCCATCCCCTCAGCCATTCCCGAGTTCCTCCCCAACCTCAATTGCGAAGCATGTCGCCTGATCGAATGGACCTGTGATAGGTCCCCAGAATGCGTCTACGGACACAAAGACCTGATTGTATGTATCCCCTTTGCGCCCTCTGGTTTTTTCCGCCACTAGTAACACAGGATAGTTATCCGGGATGCCCGTCATTTTGAGTTTCAACTCTCCAACCGTCATATTCTTTCCTCCCTGTCATTCCCGCGCAGGCGGGAATCCATCTTCGGTTTTCCATCCGTGTTCATCCGTGTTAATCCGTGGTTCCAATCTTCTTCTTTTTCTTTTTTTCTCTGCGCCCTCTGCGCCTCTGCGGTGAACATTCCCCGATCATCCGCGCACCTCCTCAGCTTCCCCACGTCCCCCCTGATCTCCTGCAACCCCCGCATCAGTTCTTTTCTTTTTACCTCATCCGCCTCGATGATCCCCCGCATCACCCGTTTCAGGTTCGTCGCGATATCCGTCATCGCGTCGATGCTCGCCACGCGCCACCACTCCACCTGGCCGGCTTTTTCTTTCTCCCGCACCGCCGCCGATCGCGCCCGCTGCCTGCGTTTCAGCGCATCCAGCCTCGCGCCCTCAGTCTGTGTTTGCATTTGCCGTTTCCAGCGTCAGCACACGCTGTTCCAGGTGTTCCAGCCGGTCTGTGAGTTTCGCCACGCCTACCGCCACTGTAACCGCCAGCGCCTCCGCCTCCCGCTGCGCCACCTCCAGCGGCCACCTCTTCGCCCCCTCCACCGGAAACAATTCCATCACCTCAGCGTCCCCCCAAAGAAGCGAATAGAAGCGAATATGTCTACTTGTGGCAGCGCCCTGATCTTGCTGACCACGTCTTCCATCGCGCTCACAGCCGCCGTCTCTGAATCAAAGACGGGCTGAGTGTTTAGTAGATCGTGATCATAGATATTATCTCGATACAGGCTGATCCACCCGGTCCATTTGCCATGATCATTCGGCCCACCTGCAAGGCACCGGACATCATCGCCCCGCGTCTGTATGATTGCGGCCGTCAATCTGCTTATACCTCTCATATCCCATCCTCCCTGTCATTCCCGCGCAAGCGAGAATCCATCTTCGGTTTCCCATCTGTGTTCATCTGTGTTCATCTGCGGTTTCAATCTTCTTCTTTTTCTTCTTCTTTCATTCGTTCAATTCGTGTAATTCGTGTTCCGATTTTTCAGTCCTCGGCTTCCTCGGCTTCCTCGGCTTCCTCGGCTTCCTCGGCTTGCGCGCGCGCAGCAGATCCTCGAACACCTTCAACGCCAGCTCCGCGCTCATCCCCGGATTGTCTCGCTGGAAGGCGAAGACAAAATCGAACAGGTCGCGATGATGAATCCAGCAGTCATCATCGAAATCGAGCACGACGTCGTACAGCTCGTCCCCGCACCGCGCGCCCCAGGCACGCGTCAGGATAAACAGGTCCTCCCACGTGATCCAGCCGTCGCGATTCGCGTCCCCCTTGCGCACCGCGATCCCGACGCAGAGAAAAACGGCCACCGGCTCGGCCGACTCCGTCCGAAACGTGAGGTAACAATCAGGCAGGTCCTCGGCCGCGATGATCGGCGGGCATGGACACTGCATCCCATCGAGCCAGAACTCATACGGCGCGCACTCCAGATCGCACACGAGCGCCTCGCAGTCGCCCGCCGGAACCTGAAACGCTAGCTCCGGCAGCGTCCCCTCATCCTTGCTGAAAAGAACAACCCATCTCTCCTGCGCAAACGCCGTGGAAGAGAACACAGCAAACGCCACGGCAAACGCCATGGCAAAGAGCACAGGGGTCTGACGTTCACAGATCGCCTTGTATCTGTGAAGGTCTGGCCCCATATTCTCAGTCCGTGGTTTCAAAGCTTCTTCTTTTCCTCTGTGCGCTCTGCGGCTAATTCTTAAAATTCCCCAGGGGCATGGGCGCATGCTCCGTGGATGTGCCGTGAGTTGTTTGCGTCTGTCAATCTCTGCACGTTCATCCCTTTTCCAACGTTCTCACCGCGTCTAAAACTACACGGCGGACCCTCCTGTTTATTTTCCACCGCGCCCATGCGACTCTCCCCTGAGAGATTCTTTTTGCCCCGTCGGCGGCGACTCGCCGCTCATGCCGATTCCGGTCCCCGTTTTCTCTCATAGATTTTCTTGAGCGCCTCGATCACCGAGCGCGCCTCCTGGAGCGTGAGCTGCCGGATCTCCCGCTTCCGCCCCTTCGTATGTTTCTCGATGATCTTCGAGATCGAGCTGCACTCCGTGCCCGCTTCGTTCCATCCCTTCTGCCATCGCAATTTCTTCCTTGCGAATGTGCGGATGAACGCCTTCTGTTCCGGCGTCGCAATCTCGATGATTGCGCTGGAGGAGTCTCGCTTCTTCGTTCTCTTCATCCGCCGCTTCGGCTTCTCCCCGTAGATCTCCTCCACGCGCGCGAACCACGCTTTGAATCCATCCATCGACATCGCGGAGATCGAGCGGCCGCCGGTCACCTGCTCGGCCACGTCGCGCACCAGCTCGTCGCTCATGCCGAACGATCTGGCCGTCCCCCACAGCGCACGAATCCACGTGTTGTACATCTCTTTATTTGTAAAACTCGCATGCATCATTCATCATCCTCAGGCCAGGCACATGCCGGCTGGACGTTCACCTGATACTGGAACAAAGCCCAGCACTCGCCGTTACAGAAGAACTCTTCGCTCTCGACCACAAATTCATCATGCGTGATGAACCGTCCATGCTGAACGCGCACGCAATGCCTGTCTACCGTAGCGGAACACATCTCGCATTTCGGCATCATCAGTTCGTCGCTCCGGGCCGATCGTTCCAATCGCGCAGGTGCCCGGTGCGGGCCCCAACCCGCTCCGGTTCGTCGGGCAAAAGTTTGTGCGCCTCGGCAGGCTCATACGTCAGGCAGATCGCGTGGGCGACGTGTCCGCTCGAGTGGCCGTCCATCACCTGGATGCGTGGCCTCTCCGCCATGCAGCCGCCGTCCACGTCGGCGCAGAAGTGCCTGCACTCCTCCGCATCGCACCGAAAATCTATCTCCTGTATCCCGTTCATGTCGCCATCGCCTCCAGCCGTTTCGTCACGTACTCCAGCACGCGATCGCGCGCATCCTGCTCGAGCGGTCTGAGCCCTGCATACACATACTCGATCGCGCGCGCCTCATCCTCGATGGTCTCGTCGAGTGCGAGGAATGGCGCCGGCTCCAGCGCCTCGTCGATATCTGGTTCTTCCGTTTTTCTCGATGGAAGGCGAGATCGCTTATCGCGCTCCGCCGGAAATTTCTTCGGAAACTCATCGAGCCGGCCATCCTTCTGCGCTCTCTTGTAGCAGGTGCCGCACAGTCCCCGAGCCACGAGCGGTCGCACCCTCTCGCAGTCCCTGCACTTCGGCGGCGGCCCATCCTCCAGCCCCGTTATCGTATGTTCTTCACTCATATCCCCGTTCCTCCCTGGTTTCAAAATACCCTTTCCAGTATCCCGCCGATCGCGCCTTGCGCCTCTTTCAGTTTCACCACGTCCTCGTGCGACAGAAACATCGGCGCGAACCGTTTCTGCAGTTTCCGGATCTCGGCCGCGTACTGCTCCGGGTTGCCCGCATATTTCTCCAGCAGCGCCGTGATCGTCGCCAGGTGCGTCGGCATGCGCTCGGCCTCAGCGATCCCCGGCATGTCGGCGCCGACCCCGTCATCGAACTCGAACGTGAGCTGCCCCAGCAGCTCCGCCGGCGCGATCTTCTTCAGCCGGCTGACTTTCCACAGTTCATGCAGCGCATGCTTCTGGAGCGTGTTTGTAACGGCATCGAGTTCGTCGATGGACTCCACCATGTAGTAGCCCCTCGAGTGGTCGCCGATGATCGGGATCCCGAACTCGAAGATCAGGTTGTTCACGAGCTTCCGCAGCTTCCGCTGCCAGCTCCCGTTCGTTTGCTGATGCTGGAGCATGCCGCCCATGCTGTGTCGCAGCTCCCGCGCGAGCTTGCTCCCACGGATCGCGTTCTCCCGGCCCTTGTGCGCACTCAACAACTCCAGCAGCCGCGCCTCCTCCGTCGTCATCTCCCTCATCCCATCACCTCCCTATTCATGCGTGTTCGGGTTTTGTAGGGGCGCAGCATGCTGCGCCCGCTCCGTCTGCGGCGACCCGCCGCTATCCAACGAACCACCAGCGATCCAGCGCGTTGATCACCTCTGCGGTGACCTTCGGCTCGCTCGTCTCGAGGGCTTTCATCATCGCGTTCGACGCGAGCGCGTGCACCTGGAGGGGCGTGTCCACCATCGGCGCATCCTTGCTGGGCTTCAGCCGGCGCTTCAGCGCGCGGACCGCATCCGGTGTGAAGACCGCATCGAGCGAGCTCCCCGCTTGCTCCAGCTTCCAGCCGAGGTATTTGTCGATCTGACTAAAAATGCCCGGCAGCGGAATCATCATGCACCTGAGCGCGACCTCGCGAAGTGTCAGGTTGCTCACCGAAAACTTCTGCGTCAGAATCTCCGGCTGCGCGTACAGGATCACGGCGAGGCCCGTCTCGAACCCGCCCGACAGCTCGAGGATGCGTTTCAGCGATTTCAGCGCTGCATTCTCGAGCGCATGGCCTTCCTCGATCTGCAGCACAACGTTCACGCCCTGCTGTCGGTGCGCCGCCAGGCTCGTGCGCGCGAGGTCATACAACGATTCGCGCCGATTCGGAAACGACGTGCGCCCCGGATTCAGGTCGCGACAGATCGCCACGGCGAGCGCGTTCGGGCGCATGTGCTCGCGTTCGGCATCGAGCGCCTGCACGAACCGCACGCGCGGATTCTTCCTCAGCCGTTCCTCGATCATCAGCCGCAGCGTCGTTTTGCCCGAACCCGATTCTCCAACGACACAGGCGAACTCGTGATCGTCGATGGCGCGGAGGAGGCTATCGAATGCCCGCTTGAATTCGCGCGACCAGTACATGTCCTCCTTCGACCGAATCTTCTTCGGGAACGGATTCGTCTCAAGCCCGAAGTGCTTCATACATTCCAAATCAATCATGCGAACCCCCATTCTCCGTTGTTTCATCCCGAGCCGTTTGGAATGCCCCTTGCCGTTGCCGTTCGGCGCGTCCGCGCGCTCCTCCACGGCGATCCCATCCGACCACTCCCAAAGCCCCTCGAGCTGCGCCGGCGTCGCGCCCTTCTTCATGAGAAAATTCTCGATCTTCTGCTCGAGCGCCTCGCGCTCGATCCGCAGCGGCCAATTGTTTCGATTCACCAGATTCGAGATCGACGCAGGCGAGATGCCCCCCACGCCTGCGGCCACCTCCCGATACGTCAGGCTGAGATCGTACAGAACCTGCTTCGCCACGAGTCCCCGGCCGATGTCGGTCACGCCTTGCCCGTGCCGAACCTTCTGGTTACTCTTCAGCCCCTGCCCCTTTGCTCCCAATCGCCTCACCTCCCGCAACGTCCAAACAGGAATCCCAAAACGACCGCCATGCCGATCAGCAATACGGCGCCCCCGAGTATAGGTGACACAAAATCATAATCCGCTTTCGCTTTGCCGACGCGGACTGCAACTCCAACGATCACCACAACAAAAAGCATCCATAGCAACCAACCGGGTATATACATTTCTAGTCCTCTCCGTGTCCTCCGTGGTCAAGCGGTTCTTCGTTTTTTGATGTTTTCTCGAGCATCATCATCCTCATGGTGGCCACAACCGCCCAATACCCCTCGCGCACCGTCTTCTCGATCTCGACGATCCGCTCCCGCGACAAGTGCCCATCGCGGCACAAAAGCAACGCGAGCGTGGCCTCATTGACCACGTTCCCGAAATTATTCGTCGCGAACGCAAACACCGCATGCCACTGCTCAGGTGTCAGCCCCGCCTCATCGATCCCGAACATGTGTCGCGCCTCAAGCACTGGCTGCCACCTCTCCCTCAGCCGCTTTTTCTAATCCGTGCAAATCCGTCTGCCTGTGCGTTGCACGCAGACAGGTGCAAATCCGTGGTTGCAGTTTCTTCTCTTCCCGCTCGATCTGTTCCTCCGCCACCATCTCACCCCACGCGCCGTTGAGCCGCTCGCTCTCTTCTTTCTCGAGCTTGCGCCCCAGCCGCTCCTGCAATTCCCTTTTCGCTTCCAGCCGCGACATGCTCGGGCCGGCGACTTTGGACTCTGGACCTTGGACTTTGGACTCGAATTCGATCCCCGCTTTCGTCATGAACCGCATATTCTTGAGCAGGTCCTCGTTCGCAAACGCTTTCACCTCGCCCGGCAGCTCGATCTCATCCAGCCGATCGATCCGCTGTTTCCATTCCGGTGCCGCCATCGCGGGCGCCGAGCCGGGCGCCCTCATCCGGACCGCAAAACTCGGATACCCGTATTTGTCTTTGATGACGCGGGCCGGATAAAACATCTGGCCGTCCTTCGTCACGATCTTCACGCGGTTTTCGTCGAACGGACAATACATGACGGTCACGCGCTGTCCCTTCAGGGCCTGCACCGCCGGGTCGGAATAATTCTCGGTGTCGCCGAGGAACGAATACGGCACACCCTTGAATCGCACGCCGAGTTGCGAGCTGACCGTCGCCTCGTATTCGCGATAGGCGAGGCTGAGAAAATGCTCGAGGCTCGACGGCGGCAGCCGCAGGTGTTCACGCTCGACCCAGGATGAAAATGCAACCGAGCGCGGCATGCCGTATCGGCTGTGTTCGTTGATACCATTGAGTTCAATGAGGATCGGCTGTATCTTGCGGTTCAAATCTTCGACCGTGCTCGCGGGCTGAAAGCGCAGCAGCGATTCGATCGCGCGCTCGACATACCACATCAGCGTCTCCACGCTGCCCTTCGCCTGCGGCTGCCCGCGCTTGTGTGTGCGAAATTCGACGCCCAAGTTCTCGAACAGGTTCTCGCAGAATGAGTTCTTGAGTCCGCTGCCTTTGTCGGCCAGGAGAATCTCCGGCATGCCCTTCAGGGGATACTTCGACTCGTCCGCCTTCGGCATCCAGCCGCGCCACAACACGGGCAGCACGTTCTCCATCGCCTCCGCGCCCGTGAAATACTCCACCCAAAATGCGTTCGTAATCACCTCGGTGTAGATGGCGCGCAGAATCGGCGGGCCTTTGCCGCGCTTGTTCTTCGTCCAGTAGATGGTGGGGTCCTGCGTGCCCACCGTCTCATCCGGCTTCAAATAATATTGCGCGCAGACCGACACGTCGAACTCGCCGAACTGATTCACGTAATCCGGCCGGCGCGGAATGTGCGGAGGCTCCGTCTGCGGAGGCCTCCGGGGATAATGCTCGCGCAGGAAACGGTTCACCATGTCCACGGTCAGCTCGCCCTCTTCCCAAAAACCCGACTGCACGCCGACGCGGATGGCGCGCTCGGTCGTGAGCGTCGGCGAGTACTTTCGTGTCGCGGTCGCATGGATGAGCTTCGCCGCGACCTCCAGTTTCTCGGCGGGCGGCGGCTTCGGCGGCGGCCCCCCGCAACCGTTCCGGCCCGAGTCGTATCCGCCGGCGCGCGCCCAGCGATACACCGTCGTTCGCCCCGCCTTGTACCGCGCCATGTATTCCTCGATGATCGCCCGCTTCCCCAGGCGCGACGCCGCCTTCAGCGTCTTCGCCAACTCCTCACACGTCCTCGAATCCATATCCACGTCCACTCTCTACCGCGCCAGGCCTAGTGTCGAGGGATGTGCAATCCCCGTGCGAATCTGAATCCATTTTCCCTCGTGATATCCGGCGTACAAGCCGTCATCGTCCATATTTAGGTTCTGCTCTTTCGACCTTCGAATGTTGAGATTCTCCAGATATTTCTCTATCGCTTGGCCCTTCCGCAGAACCAAGGCCCTGCAGTGTGGTGAAGCATATTGGGCTCTCCGCCTGTCAGATTTAAGGTGGCGTCTCAATGTCTCATCGACAGCCGTGACGGCGCCCATAAGAAAACTTTGCCGGTAAACGCCCGGCCGCTTCTTGCGCTTCCAACGCTGATCCGCCTTCAGCTCTTCTCGATGTATGAGCCAGCAGTCCCAGATCGCGCGATAGAGATATGTGAAGGTATAGAGGGCCACTTCAGCGTCTGTCTCCGTTCCACAAAAACTGAGCTCGCCTGAGCTATGAAGCGCCACACAATCGAAGGGCTTTTCCACGACTGCTCCCAGATAGATCAACCAGACGGGAAGGTGCTTATAGCCTGTGCCCATACGGGCTCTGATAATAAGAGGATCCTCCGCTGTCAGCGTCTCTACCTCTGCCAGCGTGAGATTGTGTCTGTCAAGGAGTTCGCGCGCCTTCACAACGGCTGCTGCCGCCTCATTTTCATTCGGCGATTCGCTGAGTGCCAAAAGTTTTTTGATCTTGTCGATGATTTTTGCTTTTTTCATCCGTGTCTCTCCGTGCCCGTCCGTATCTTCGCCTGGTCCTCCTCAGAAAAAACAAAACTCTTCCCCGCGCTCCGCTCCTCCAGCCAATTCAGCATCATCCCCCGGTCCGGACCCGAATAGCTGTCGTACTTCGGGAACCGCTCCGAGAGGTAGACCTCCGCCTGCAGCAGCCGCTGCACCATCCAGCGGATGCCCTGGTAAATATCCATCTGAGATTTCTGGCTGATATCCGACGAGAGGCTCAGCAGCCACATGATCCCCCGATCGAAATCCCATTGCCACTCGCCGAGTTTCTTCTCGAGCGCCCGCTCATCAATCGTGCCAAGCTTCAGTGCATCGACCTCGGCCTGCAGCGCCTCGCCCTTCTCCTCCGCAGCCGCCAACTTCTCCTCGAGCTTCTCAATCTTCGACAACATCTTCTTCACATCCGCCGGCGACCGACGCGCGACGACGCTCGGCGAGAACTTCCCAGACTCGATCTGCTCGGCCAGGGCCTCCTGTTCTTCAGTCAGCGCGCCGCCGAGCTCGTATGCATGAGAAGGATTCCGGCTCAAAGCCTTCAGGTCCGCATCCGGGATATTCATGACCGCGTCAATAGCTTTGTATGCCGTGCTTCGTGGGATGCTTCTCTTCTCGAGCTCCGACTTGAATTCCCCCTGGGGCGTTCGCGCACGAAGAACAATCAGACGACGGCCCATCTCCCACAAACGCACGCCGGCATCCCGCTTGAAAACCGAGACCTCCGACCACAAAACATCGACATCACTCGAGAGTCCCTTCGCATACAAATGGAGAAGCTTCGTCTCAAGCTTTTTCCTGCCTTCGAGCTCCTCCTTTTTTTCGATCACCCTCCGATTGTGTTCCTCCGCATCGGCCTTTATTTTCTTCATCGTTTCCCCCTGTCTTCGTGTCCACGCGTGGACATCTGGAAAATTGAGGCTAATGATATCAACGACTTATGACTCACGTGTCCCAAACCGTGGGACACGTGGGACACCGAAACAAGCTGTGAAAATCTGCGAAATCTGTGGTTGCTTTTTTCTTCTTTTTCCCTGAGACTTTGCTTTTTCAATCTGTGTCCATCCGTGTTAATCTGTGGTTCCAAAGCTTCTTCTTTTCTTTGTGTCTTCGTGCCTTTGTGGTTATCAACATCTGATAACACGTTCTCATTCCAGGCTCCCCAGGTCAGCCATCTGTTTGCACTCATTGATCTCGTGCTGGAGATCATCCTGCTTCTCCTCGAGCCGTGAGATCCTACGCCCCAGGTACACCTGCCACAGCATCGCCGCCTTCTTCCCCAGGCCCCATCGCGTCACGCCGCCGGGCGTCGCAACCTTCTGCAGCCACCCGACGCTCACCAGCGTCTCAGCCGCGTTCTTCACGGAGGCTTCCGAGAGGAACTCCCGGCACATAAACACCAGGGCCGGCGTCGCCATCGGCTCGCCCGCCTCGGCGACGACCTCCAGCAACCGAATCCCATTCGCCAGACTATCAATCCTCGCCATCCGTCTCTCCCGCCAAATAAACCAGAAATCGGATCCCCATCGCCGCCGTCTGTGCGGCCTCCAGGCGCATGCTATCAACGTTCTTGCTGCGTTGGTATTTGTAGTTGAGAGCTGCCTGCAAAAGCTCGCCCGCTTCTTCCCCGACGATTGCGGCGCCATGGACCACATCATCGGGCCATCCAGGATGCTTTATTTCTGCCGTGGCCAACTCGCTGAATATCAGCGTAAGAGCCTCTTGCTTGGTCATCGCGCCTCCGTGTCCGTCTGTGTCAGTCCGTAATAGTCCGAGCCGCCGCCGGTGGTCGGCGGGCCGGACGCCTGGCTTACGCCCGGCTCGCCGTTCCCATCCGGCTACTGGCTGCGGTCGTCCCCGGCTGGCTCCGGGGCAGTAACGATTCCATAACCCGCATCGCGCAGCGCGCCCGTCAATGCGCCGTTGATGAAGATTTCTTTGCCGGGTTTGGAGCCTGGGGCGAAGATATACGCGAGCAGGCGCCCGTATTTGTCGCGTTTGGCTTTGTCGAAATGGAGCCGCAGCTCCTCATCGAGGCACCTGGCCATGACGTATGCTTTGGCTTCGCGGTAGCCGGGCTCTCCGCGCTCGGGTGCGTTGACTCCGATTAGGCGGATCTTTTCGACTTTGCCATCGATCTCGCACTTGATCGTGTCGCCGTCGATGACGTAGTGGCACATGGCCCGGACCGGTGGCGGATACTCTTGGTCTTCATCAACCGCGACGCCATAGATTGGTGAGAAAGCGAGGAATGAAATGGTGAGGATCAATATACCGAATGTCATGCGTGTGATGATGGGGTACCTCCTCTGTTTGGGATTCAACGTCCGAGGCCCCCGCGCTGGCGGGCTACATTATATCATAGAGCGCAGGACTATTCAAACAGCACTCCGACAACCTTATATAGATAGTCGAGGTCTTCATCTTTGGCGATGATGGGAGGTTTTGGGTCGGACGTGTTGACAGACTCGAGGATCCACTCCTTCCTTTCTTTATTATAGTAGACGCGCTTGAAGAGCGGCCCTTTCCCTTTGAAACCAACAGCGGCCAAGTCGGCATCATTGAGCGAACGCTCCCGGCTACAGAGCACGCATTGCCCTGCACGAGCAAGCGGGAGCATCGAATCTCCATGGACGAAGAGGCAGATTGTGTTCCTGTCTAGCTCGGCATGTTCGTAGTCTAATTGTCCCCACTGCGCCGGAAAACGAACAGCGTCATCGAACACGTTGACCATCCTGCAGAAATGCGAATAGCCGACCCCAACATCGTCGGCTATCTCCTCCCTGCTCTTGCGCCTGCATCCGCGCACACATGCTTCTAATACTTCCTCCAATGTCCCCCGCCTCATCAACAATCTCCTTTCCCCAATGCCTAACGCCGAACCCGCACGTCCGGCCCTCCCGTTAGAATTCCCCGCCACATTAGTAATTGACCCCTTCGCGCCTTTCATGGTAAAATTACCTCAGGTTGTAGGGCGCATCATGATGCGCCCAAAACACGGGGAGCTGCCCCCTCAGGCAGCCTGGCTAGAGGAACCCCGAGGGAACAGCTCCACAACATCCGCCCCGAGACGGGCGGCCAGAAACTTTTCCATGCGCCTGGAACGACGGACACCCATAATCAGCATGCTCATGAACGGCTGCGAGCACCGGCCAAACTTCTTCCGCGCCTCGGCCGCCAACTCCGACACCGTCAACTCCTGCTCGATCATCAAAATCCTAATCCGCTTCGTGTCCGCCATTGCTCCAACACGCTCTCTTTTTAACGCCCTCAGTTATCGTTATAACGTCCAAATAAGATTATACACGCAAGTCCGTAAGTTGTCAAGTAAAATATTACGGGAATCCGTATATGCAGAATCGAGAGGCTTTTAAGACAGCCCTGGGGCAGCGGTTACGCCGAATTCGCGGGGAGCGGACTCAACAAGAGTTCGCACAGCTTTTGGGAACTCTTCCGGTCCGGCTTTCGGAATATGAGAGGGGCGTGACGGAGCCACGCGCCGAATTTCTGAAGCGCTTCGCCCAAATCACCGGTTGCCGGTCCGATTGGCTTCTCACAGGAGACGGGGACCCGTATGAAAAAGTAGATTTGGTGGTTGAACAAAATGAGCGATATGGAGCTATCCAAATTCCGCTCGTCTCCAATATATCTGCAGATCCATTCGGAAGTACAGCCTGACTGATTCCGCTGATGAAGGCGACGGGAGACTTTCTGCCGCTCGAACATCTGGCTGCGCGGACCGGGCACGTCCTGGTGAAGTTGAAGAAGCTCCGCGTGCCGGCGGGCGCGGGGACGGACACGCAGAACGATCTGCATGAGTCGTTCCTGGAGGCTCAGAAAAGGCTCAGCGATTTTTTCCGGGTTCCGACGCCGGAGAACAAGGACAAGGTGTTGTCGGCGCTGGATGTCCACCTGGGCGAGACGCTCGCGGCCCGGGCGAAGGCGGAGACGTGGGAACAGCCGGAATTGGATTTGGAATGAGCCGCGAGTCGCGGCGGACGGGGCGAGAAGAAATGGGGTCAGGGCTTCACAAATACGAGACAATTTCTGAACCCCTGACCCCCGAGGGAGAGACGTGATGATCAAGTTTGGCAGGAAGCCGATGGTGATGGTGGGTCGGACGCCGGTGGCGAATAGCGAGGCGCAACGGGTGCGGCTCGAGATGGATCGGGAGGACGTGCAGGCACTGCTGACGGTATCGTGGCGGGCGGCGAACAAGCTGTCCGCACCGATGATGGGTGATCGGGATGAGGAGCGGGCGCATCGCGAGCTGCTCCGCCAGGGCCACGCCAAATACTACGGATACTGGAGCACCCAACGCTACGACGACCTCCTGAAAAGCTACTTCTGCGAGGAGGAGACTGCGGCCAAGGAATAGGAGAGGACATGTCAGCCCCGATCTGCCAGCAATGCAACGCGCCCATGGTCCGCAAGCGCCGGGCGCGCCATTCACAAATTTTTGCCCTTTTCCTCATCCTGGTCGGACTCGCCGTCTGCTGCACCGGCATCGGGGCCGTCATCGGGATTCCCGCGATCCTCATCGGCATCTACATGGGCTCCATCGCCGACAAGCTCTGGCTCTGCCCCCATTGCCGCATCATCATCCCCCGCGCGTGAGCGCCTTATATATAATGTAATGGGGATCCTCCCCATGGGGGGGGAAAAAATAATTTTGCGAAAACCCCGAAAAAGCCTTGACAAACTGCTAGCAGTGTGCTATAATGATAGTAGATTGGAGGTGCGAGGATGAGACAGCAGCTAAATGTGAGGGTCCCCGAGGAGTTGGTCGACGCGCTCCGTGGGCGCGCCGCCGAGGAGGACCGCAGTCTCAATAATTTCGTCGTCCGCATCCTCCGCCAGGCGCTCGATGGCGAGCAGCCCAGAACCACAAACCGACCCGACGCTCGACTCGGCACCGAGGCCGTGGAGAGGCGCGGGGAGCGAAAGGATCAGAAAAATGAAACCCTCCACGAAACGACTCATCAGTGCAGTCCATGATTACGCACATCTCGATGATGCCGTGCAGCGCTGCGGCATCGATGTCCGTACCACGTATGTATCCGTGTGGTACCGCCCGGAACTCCCCATAGATCACCTGCACCTCCAGGGCAGTGAGCCTGGCACATGGGATGATGCCGACCCGCTACGAGACGAGTGGCTCCAACTGGAGCAGGACATCCTCCAGCTCCAGCTAGGCGAGTGCGTGTCTGCCCGCGTAGACACGCGGAATATCTCCCGGCAGCGGGATGCTACTCTCCGGGCGATCCGGATGTGTGAGACGGCGGACCGCATGCTCGCACGCACGCGAAAATCGCGAGTCCGAAAAATCGCGACGCTCCAACGCCGGCAGTCCGAGATTATCCGGGAGATCCGCAGGCTCAATGGCGCGGTAGTCGTCGAGCGCCGGCGCGCCGCGAAAGCGCACCGCGAGGCCGAAAAAGAGGCTCTCGCAGCGGGCCGGTTTTGGGAATGCTCCGAACAGACGCTGAAAAATTATTTTTCTGTGCCATTCCGAAAACGCAAACTGGTCGATGTCTCCGAGCGCCATCGGGCAGCGCTATTTTTAGATCTCGATTACGAGGGGTACGGCGTCGGCCTCCAACCCTCCGGAGTTGCCCACCTCTGTGGTATCGACGATAATGGCGAGGAGTGGGGGTTCCGCCTTTTGGTGTATCGATCTTACGATGTTACCGTCGTGGATGCGATGATGACATGTTGGGGCGTGCGCCGCGATATCATTGAGCGCGCGACGCGGCAAGGGGAAATATTAATATGGAGTGAGAATATCCCTGATGATGTGCGGCTCGAATCTGCCGACGACGAGCACGATATTGCTCCGTCGCATACCGTGCGCTCGGAAACACTCCAGATTAATGGAGAGTATTTTTACGCCACGACTCCGATAATTGTGGAGCATCCGACGCATGCCGCGATCTGGCTCCAGCCCGGATCGTATCGGTATGCCTCGCACGACATGTCGGCAGATATAGACTAGGAGGTGTCGAGCCTGGCCCTGCGACATCCTGCCGAAAATCGGACAGGGGATGAAGCGCCACCGTCGCAGGGGCAGGCTCATAATTACAGGAGGTGAGACGATGAGGCAATTACTGCGACTATATCAGGAGACGCTGGCGGAAACGCTGCGGCGGTTTGGCGACGGTGAACTGAAGATGATGATCGATGTCAGCAACAGCACGTACCTGGCATCGGGTATCATGGGCCAGCAGATGATCCCTAATATAGAGGATGCGTTTGCGCTCGATCCCGGGAGGTACGAGCAGAAATGGGGGATCGAGTCTGAGCCGATGCTGACCACATTGCGGGCGCTCGATATGTGGCAGCTCGCATGCCTGGAGATCTGGGCAAACGAATTGTGGTACGGCGGCGGTACGGGCGACGTGGACATCGAGGGCTATCTCCGGCCGCCGGCGATCTCGGAGGAGTTGGCGCGCGCGGGGAATCTGCTGCAGGAGGCTGTTGAGCAGATGGGGAAATCGAGGGGCGCGTTTAAATCGGCGACCATCGCCCAGGCGCGCACGGCCACCGAACAGGCGCTCAGCATTCTCCGGGCGCATCTATAATATGATGTAAGGGGAGTGAGCCCCCGGGTGGCGTGGCCACCCGGGGGCGTTTTTCCGTCACCTGCCTGTCCAATCCCGTCCAAATCGTGTCACATATATTACCCGCGCTGCGCACATATTGGAAACCCCCAGTCCAAAAACAGCCAAATTTGTCACCCACGAATGCCCCAGTTCACGCCTTCAGTCCCATTCTCACCCCCCCCCAGTCCCACTCGTGAACA